GTACAAGTTCCATGTATGGAAATGTATGGTGAATCGTGTCCAATCCTAGCAGAAGTGCGTGGTTGGTTTAAAGATCCAAGTCTTGAAGACATGGGTCGTAAGTATTGGAAGAAACGTTCATATATCTTCCAAGGTTTTGTTACAGATGATCCATTGAAGGAAGATACAACACCAGATAATCCAATTAGACGTTTTATTATTGGTCCACAAATCTTCCAACTAATCAAAGCAGCACTAATGGACCCAGATATGGAAGAATTACCAACAGATTATACTGCTGGTGTAGATTTCCGTTTGTCAAAGGGTACAAAAGGTGGATATGCAGATTACGGCGCAAGTAATTGGGCACGTAGAGAGCGTCCACTAGGTGATGCAGAGATGGCAGCAATCAATACACATGGATTGTTTAATCTCAACGATTTCCTTCCTAAAAAACCAGGCGAAGTTGAAATTAAGGTTTTAACTGAAATGTTTGAAGCAAGTGTAGACGGTGAAGCATACGATGCAGATCGTTGGAGTCAATACTTCCGTCCTGCAGGTATGCAAGCACGTACAGGTGATCCAGTAACAGCACCTGCACCAACTCCTGCACCTACTCCAGCAGCAGAAACTGTAACTGACACAGGTTGGCAAGATCCTGCTCCAGCAGCAACGCCAGAACCTGCTCCTGCTCCAGAAGCAGCGGCAGCACCAGCAACAGAAGATGCAGGTGGCGCACAAGACATTCTAGCAATGATCCGTGCAAGACAAAATCAGTAATAGAAAGGGCTTCGGCCCTTTCCTTCGCTTTTTTATAGGAGGTATATATGGCTACAAAAGCATTCGATCCTAGTAAGTTTCGAAACTCATTAACTAAATCTATTAAAGGTATGAGTGCAGGCTTTAACGATCCACAAGACTGGATCAGCACAGGCAACTTTGCACTTAACTATCTTCTTAGTGGTGATTTCCGTAGAGGTATTCCACTAGGTAAAGTAAGCGTGTTTGCAGGCGAATCAGGTGCAGGCAAGTCTTACATTGTAAGTGGTAATATTGTAAAGTCAGCACAAGAACAAGGCATCTTTGTTGTATTAATTGACAGTGAAAATGCTCTTGATGAAAAGTGGCTACACGCTCTAGGTGTAGAAACAACGGATGACAAAATCCTAAAACTCAACATGGCAATGATTGATGACGTTGCTAAAACTATTAGCACATTTATGGATGATTATAAATCAATGAACGAAGAAGATCGTCCTAAAGTATTGTTTGTTGTTGACTCATTAGGTATGCTTATGTCACCAACTGAAGTAAATCAGTTTGAAGCAGGTGATATGAAAGGCGATATGGGTCGTAAAGCAAAAGCACTAAAAGCACTTGTTACTAACTGCGTTAATATGTTTGGTTCATATAACGTAGGTATGGTTGTTACTAATCACACATACGCATCGCAAGATATGTTTGATCCAGATGATAAGATCTCAGGCGGTAGCGGTTTTATCTATGCAAGCTCAATGGTAGTTGCTATGAAAAAACTAAAACTAAAAGAAGATGCAGATGGTAACAAAACCAGCACAGTAAACGGTATTCGTGCAGCGTGTAAAGTTATGAAAACACGTTACGCAAAACCGTTTGAAGGTGTGCAAGTTAAGATTCCATATGAAACTGGTATGGATCCATATTCGGGTATGTTTGATTTGCTTGAAGCAAAAGGCTTACTTGAAAAACAAGGTAACCGCTACAAATATATGAGTAGCACAGGCGAAGAAACACTAGAATATCGCAAGAATTGGACAGGTGACAAACTCGAAATGATCATGGCCGATTTACCGGCAAAAGAAGAACAAATGGTAAATATCGCTAACGCAACCGAAGAAGTTGTGGATCATGACGAGGAGCCTGTAATAGATGGATGAAGACTTTGTCACAGATCTGTGGGATTTATTTAAAAGTTATTTAGATAAAAAACATATTGAATTGGCAGCAGAAAAGTATGTTGATATGCTTATTGATTATGGTGTAGATGATATACAACTTAAAGGTATGCTTGGCAACGAAAAACACTTGGATGCTGCTATTCAGTACTATTTAGAAATGGATCAAGACGATTACGATGAGTGGGATGATTAATGGCTTGGTACAGTCGAGTAAGCAGAGACATAACGCAGATTCCTGCGGCAATACAACACTTTGAAACAGAACTTCAAGCAGCAAGACTTGAATGCAAGTTAAAAGGTAACGTAGAAAAGCAGTCGGCTGAAATGCCTGGTATTGTTGAACACAGATTTAATCAACTTCAAGAAATTGAAGCGATACTAGAATACTTAAATATAGAGCTACGTAAATTGCGTAGCTCATTTTTTCGCAAATACTTAGAAAACTACCAACGTGCATTAAGTAGTCGTGACGTAGAAAAATATGTCGACGGCGAACAAGATGTTGTTGATTATGAAAAAATTATCAACGAATTTGCACTGATGCGCAACAAGTGGTTAGGTGTACTAAAAGCACTTGATCAAAAGCAATGGCAAATCACTAACATTGTCAAACTACGTGTAGCAGGAATGGAAGATGCTACTTTATGAGTGTGACCTTAGTATCAACATTCAGTGAAAATAATTATAAAGACTATGCAAAGTATTTTTTAAGAAGTGCTGCCGCATATATTAAAAAAGATATAAAAGTTAGAATTTATACAGATGTAGAATACACCGGATTACCTACTCATTTTGAAAATTATGTACTAAAAGATAGTATTCCAGAATTACAAGAATTTAAAAAAAGAAATAAACATAGGCCTGTGCCTCAAGGTACAAAAGGCTTCATAAAAGATGCTGTAAAATTTTCACATAAAAGTTATACAATAATTCACGCAAGTAGAACTGTTGACACAAAAAGACTAATTTGGCTAGATGCCGATACTGAATTTAAAACATATGTTGATAAAAAATATTTAGGAAGTAAATTACCAAAAGGTTATTTTGTATCATATTTAGGCAGAGAAGACAAATATACAGAAACAGGTTTTTTACAATTTTTTCTAAATAGAAAATCAAGACATTTTTTTAACAAATGGCAATGGTATTACGATACCGATGAGATATATAACTTAGACGGACAATTAGATTGTCACGTTTTTGATGCTTGTTTGAAAGATTTCCCTCAGCTTGCTAGATTCAACTTGAGTCCAAAAAATGCTGTAAAGAATCATTTCAATATTGCATTTAACAAGTATATGCAACACTATAAAGGCAGTGATAAACAAAAACGCACATTAGTAAGAAGAAAGGTTTTTATATGACTTTTGTACTAACAGGACACAAGGGTTTTATTGGAGGTCATTATTACAAATATTTGCAGGATAAAAATTTAAATCCTGTTGTTGTAGACAAAAGAGCAGGACAAGATTTATGCCTTGTTGAAACTACAAACAATTTGCCTGATGCAAATGTAGTTGTACACCTTGCTGCTACTAATGGTACAAAGTTGTTTTATGAACAACCAACCGATGTATGTATTAACAATACATTGCCTACTTTTAACTTAGTATCGAGATACAGGAATACAAATACAAAGTTTGTGTTTGCAAGCACTTGTGAAATATTTTCAGGAGCAATTGATGCGGGTTATTACCATATTCCAACTGATGAACAAGTACCAGTTATGTTTAACGACATTACGAACCCAAGATGGAGTTATAGCGTTCCGAAAGCTGTCGGTGAAAACTTAGTTGCAAACTGCGGATTACCGTGGCTAATCATACGTTACTTTAACATATATGGACCAGGACAAGTTGATCATTTTATCAGCGAGTTTGTAGAACGATGTAAACAAGGTGAATACTATATCAAAGGTGACGATACAAGAAGTTTTTGTTACATCGATGACGCTATCGAAATGACTGATAGATTAGTAAACAATGCAAACAATAAAATCGTTCACGTAGGCAACGATATAGAAACAAGTATAAGTACAGTTGCAAAAATGATAATGGGTTTTATGGATATTAATCCAGATAAACTAGAAATATTATCAGGTCCAAAAGGTAGTGCAAAACGTAGATGTCCTGATACAACATTGGTGCAAATGTTAACAGGATTTACAGACTACACACCTTTAGAAATAGGACTAAGGAAAACAGTAGAAAGTTTATTATGAATATAGGTATTGTTGGGCTAGGTGCAGTAGGCACAGCAAACAAAGAAGGTTTTGAATATTTAGAAAACAGTGTAATTGTACACGATACTAAATTAGATACAAAAATACAAGATGTATTGTCAACAGAAATTTGTTTTCTTTGTGTACCAACACCACAAGCAGATGATGGAAGTTGTGATACCAGTATAATCGAAAGTGTGATACAAGAATTAAATGATAACTCGTACAAAGGAATAATTGCAATACGCAGTACAGTTGTACCTGGATTTACACAACGTATGATTGACACGCATAAAAAATTAACAATATGTTTTGTTCCTGAATTTTTACGTGAACGTTGTGCAACAGATGACTTTATAAACAATCATAAATTATTAGCAATAGGCACACACGATATACAAGTGTATAGAAAACTTGTACAAGCACACGGAAATTTACCAGCACATACTGAACACCTTACACCTAATGAAGCAGAAGTATTAAAATATTATAATAATGTATATGCTGCATTACGTGTAACATTTGCAAATGTTATGTATGAAATTTGTGAAAAACTTGACTGCGATTATACAACTATAAAAAATGCATACATTAAAACAGGCAAAGCAAAAGATATGTATTTAGATGTAAATCCAAATCTGCGTGGTTATGGAGGTATGTGTTTGCCAAAAGATACACAAGCTATTGTTAGTTTACTTGACAAACTAGAATTAGACTTTGATTTAATAAGTAGTATTGACGCAGATAATCGTAAGTTTAAAAAAACTGTGTTCAATGGTATGAGAGAATGATAGCGTATTTTGATAACGGAAAAAATCTTCAAGTTGATGTTGCGCAAAAAGCAGGCAGCAGTAGTATTGTTGTTTACATAGTTCAGTGTTTTAATTCTTATAGTACCGATTTGAGTCCAAGACAAAATCACAAACAATTACGCACATCAGGAAAATTAACACCTAAAATTTATAAAGATTCTCCTATACAAAAAATAGATAACAAAATTGTTATAATTAGAGATCCTATAGAACGTTTATACAGTATTTACAATGATAGAGTAGTTTTGCGTAATATGAATGACAGTAATGATACAATAAAAAGTTGGGAAGACTTTGTTTATAACCTACAAAATTATAGAAGTCAGTTTGCTGACGTAGCACAACACAGTAGAAAACAAGTTGAATACTTTCTTGAAAAAGATATTAATAGTTATGACAAAGTGTATAAAACTGCTGATATAACAACGAAAGTAAGAAAATATATTGGTAGAATTGCTGAAGTAAAACTACAAGCAACACATAGAAAAAATCGTCAAACCAATCTTGTAGAATACAACAAAGATCCAGAAATAATAAAAATAATACAAGAACACTACGCAGACGATTATGATTATTTTAAAAACCATTTATAATTAAACTAGTAGATTACTAAAGTAAATACTAGATGAATAAAGTAATTCTAGTATCGGGTGGTTTTGATCCATTACACAGCGGACATATTGAGTATTTTAAAGCAGCACGTGAGTTAGGTGATCATCTAACTGTTGCTGTAAACAGCGATGAGTGGTTAACACGTAAAAAAGGTAGACCATTTATGCCCTTTAATGAACGTACAGCAATAATTAAAGAGCTTGAATGTGTAGACGAAGTTATTGGTTTTAACGACACCGATGATAGTGCGTGTGCAGCAATCGGTCAAGTGTTACAAACAAAAAGTACTAGTTGGAAAGTTGTATTTGCAAACGGCGGTGATAGGACAAACACAAATAGTCCAGAACTATCAGTATATGGAGATCATCCAGATGTTGAATTTGCATTTGGAGTTGGCGGCGAAGACAAGAAAAATTCGAGTAGTTGGATATTGCAAAACTGGGATAAACCTGTAACAAAACGTGCCTGGGGTGAATACAAAGTATTAGATAGCAACGGAGAATGGCAAGTAAAAGAACTTACATTTTATGAAGGCAAAGCACTGAGTGATCAACGACATTTTAAACGCAG